AAACTTCAAAAAAAGTTATAAATTTTTTTGTCGTGGGCTTGACATACGGGTGCCTTAAGTCATGGAAACGAAAGTGCGGTATCTCTAATTTCTTAAGCAGATTTCCAAACAATGTTGTTAATGTATTCGGATTCATGTCTACAGTGTCGGTTGGTAGTTTCAAGAACTTTTCGATTACGAACGATGGGTAGTTCACATATCTGTCACCAGCATAAGACTTAGGTGCTTTTACAATCCATTCCCCCTCGTCATTCATAACCATTGTTTTTGTAACGTGGATTGTGTGATTCTTAATGTTAGACTTCTGCAATGCACAGATTTCACCTCTTCGCATAGCTCCAAACGCTGCGAGAAGAATCGGCACTTCCATGATAGTTCCTTCTGATGCACGAACAATCTTTTTGATGTCCTCTTCTGTAGGAATGTAAATATTGCTCCTAAGTTTCTTCGGAAGAGTGATATTGATTACGATTCCAGGACGAAATCTTTTCATTACCGCACTGATCAGACCGTTCATGTCACGAACAGACTTAGGTGACAGCTCTGTAGATGCATTATTAATCACTTTTTGAATTACGCTTTGGGTGAGTTCTTTCAGCTGATACTCCTTAAGCGGTACCATGCAATTGTGTTGCATGCTCTTGTACTTCCTGATACTGGACGGAGAGAGGACAGCGGACCGTTCCTGTATATACTTTTCCAGTGCATCACCGAAAGTCATTTGCACTTCTTCATCTTTCTTGATTTCTTTGTTATCTGCCCATTCAGCAGCCATTGCTTCAACTTTTCTTTTTCCTCTTGCCGATGGATCATCACAAGTGAAAGACTTATAGATTCTTTTCTGCTTCTGCTTTTTTGTTTTCGGATCAATAACTGGTTTTCCATCCTTATCCACCACATTTTCATAGTGTGAGAATACCAGACATCTCCATGATCCGGAAGGTAACTTCTTAGCTGTTGCCATATAATCATCTCCTTTTTATAAAAAATGGTATAAAAATAACAGCCTAGCAACAGAACAAGAGTTCTGATTGATTGACTGCTCCGAAGATGATACAATATTCATTGGATTTTGGAGTATCTCTTCGGAGTTACTAAAAGAAGCACATTGGCGTGTGTTTCTTTTAGTTGACCGTTCCTGTTGGCGCAGGAGCGGTTTCTTTTTTGGTATTAATTAAAAGAAAGTCTGCGAACTTCATTTGCAGTATTGGTATTACATTTGATTTCCTTTTGAACTCTCGTTCCTGTTTCTGTAGATTCGAATACTAAAAATGCAACGGTATCTAATTCCTGCTGTTTTGTCGTAGTAGTTGTGTTGACTTTTGTTTTCTTTCCGAGGGATGCGCCGACGACGGCACCGACAGGTCCAGCAACTGCAGCACCAATTAGTGCGCTGCCAGCACGACCGTGAGTTTTATTATTTCCGGTTGTTTTGCTGATTAAATTGTATTGAGGACCGTCCCAAATAAAATCAACCAGTTTAAAGTGTCCAGCGCCTTCCTGAAAAGAATTTCCGAAATAATATAAACCATTTCCATCTTTACGGAATTTTAAACCACCTATATTGTATTGTGTTTCAGCTTTTCTTAAGGCTTTGATGCGATCGCGCTCAGCCTTTTCGGCTTGTCGCTTCTCCCAGTCAGCTAAATGTTCTTCTGGAGTCTTTTTGGCAGTGGCTTCAAAGAAGCTGCGGTCGTCTTCAGTCAATGTAGAAATTTCATTATTTTCTATTTTTTGCCTTAAGTCAGCATATCTAGAAGCGTTATCCCAGCTTCCTTTTAATTTGTCTAAAAAACCCATGTTTTTTATCCCTCTCTTTCTTTTGCGAGACCTGTTCCTTACGAGCCACCACTGCTCGTATATATAATCCCTTGTGAGGTTATATCAAATTATTTCAACTACTACCAGATTCGGAATGAAGTATATAATATAGTTATCAACGGTAGTATATACTCCATACTTATCACGGTAGCAGCTGATACATTCTTCTAGATATTCTTCTGTAACATCTAGAAAGTCTGCAATTTCATATTTATTTTGACATCCAGCATTGAATGCGTGGATGATTCCCATAAGTCCGATCAGGCGGTTGTAGCCGTGCAACCGGGCTTGACGTTCCTGTTTCCGGTTCTCCAGTTTGGACTGATCTCGAATATCACCTGTGGAAGTATAGTAGTGTCCAAGTTCTTCAGCAAGAACATTGGCTTTCTGTCGTGATGTCTTAATATCATGCCGGATAGCAATTTTGTTTCCTTTTATTCTTCCATCTCCGCTTTGAAGTGGCTTTTCCTTTACCACTAATCCAATATTGCGAGCTTCGTCTAAAAGTATTTCATAAGAATTCACTTACAACACCTCCATCATAATTGTACTAAGCAATTTGTCCTATAAAAGTGGACTATGGAGATTAGAAGTTTTCGTCATCCATGATGTCATCATCATGTTGCCTCATCTCATCCGTTACTTCTATATCGGTACGTTCATGAGCTGCCTGGACGGCCAACTCTTCTTCCATTTGCTGGTTCATGAGCAAATTTTTTGAATAGGTGAAGACTCTTTTCTGATTTGGAGAAGAGAGCTTTTCATATATATCAAGAAGTTCTTTATGTTCTCCGTGAAATTTAGATACATTATTTTTGAATTTATCATAGATTTCTTTCGGAGCTTCTTTCCCGGAAAAATTTGTGTCTATCTGCTCCCAACCCATTAAATCACTAGGGGATGTCTGTAGCACATCAGCAAAAGCAAGTATTTTTGACTGAGGCAAGTCTACTACCCCTTTTTCTATTTTTGCAATCATACTTTTATCAGCATAACCCAGCTTAGTTGCTAAATCAGTCTGCGTTAATTGCAATTCTAATCGTCTCTTTTTTATGTTTTTATATAATTGAAGCATTTTGCGTACCTCCTTGATTTCAATATATCACAAGATTGAAAAATATTCAACATTTTTGTAAAAATGGTTGACACATATTCAACTCCGTGATATATTGATGATGTTGAATAAAGTTCAACCAGAAAGGAGGGGAGTTGCCTTGGCAGACATCAAACTTTTAAAAGAAAGAATTGCTGATAGCGGAATGACAGTCAAAGCCATTTGTGAAAAAAGCGGTATTCTTAGAGAAACATTCTACAATCGTTTAAAAGGTGGAGAGTTTACAGCTTCTGAAATCGTTGGATTAACAAAGACGCTAAAACTTTCAAGGTCAGATAGAGACAGAATTTTTTTAAACGAAAAGTTGAATTAAATGACACTTTAGAGAGGAATCACAGAAATGAACAACTTACAGATTACAGAGTACAAAAGCATTAGAGTGCTCACAACACAGCAGATCGCTGAAGCGTATGGCTCTGACACAAGAGTTATTTCAAACAACTTCAATAGAAATAAGGAAAGATATATTGAAGGAAAACATTACATCTGCTTGGAAGATGGTGAAAAGAGAGAGTTTGTTGACCATCATCAAATTGATGACGGTTCAAAGAAAGCATCGAAGCTTTATCTTTGGACGGAAAAAGGAGCTTTCCTTCATGCGAAGTCACTTAACACTGACACAGCATGGGAAGTCTACGACAGACTGGTTGACAACTATTTTGAGAAACCAAAAGTAGTTCCAATGACAACCGACCAGAAGATTCAGTTACTTGCACAGGGTAATGTGGAACTAACAGAGAAAGTAAATTCCATTGACAAGGATTTACAGGAGTTCAAACAGGACATGCCGTTACTTGCCTTGGAGTGTCAGAGAATCACATGGGCAAAGAATAACAAGATTGTTCCACTGATGGGCGGAAAGAGTAGTCCAGCGTATCGGAACAGGAGCTTGCGAACCAAAGTTTACAAAGACCTTGATAAACAGCTCAAAAGAGAATTCGGCGTTGACACATACAAGGCAATCAAGAGAAATCAGTGCAACCTGGCAGTAAAGATTATCGAAGCGTACAAGCTCCCAATGTTTTTGAAAGAAGAGATTGACGCTGAAAATGCGCAGATGAGTTTTGAAGTGTAGGAGGGAATCAAGATGAAAACTATTATAAATCGAGAATACGCAGGAGAAAAAGAAGCTTTTGCTCCGCTTATTGGATTCAAGGTAGTAAGTGTGGAAGATGGACCCACTAATGGTGATTTTGGAGACATAACTGTTCTTACATTGGTAAATGAACATCATGTAGCTATTGATGTAACTATTTCGGATGAAGCTATTTGGATCAGTGAGCCACACGCAGTTAAGGATGATTTAAGTGCTATCAGTGATGAGGACGCAAAAGTGTAAGAAATGTGGTTGGGTTCCAGCGATTGAGTAGGTGGCGTGAGGGGTACTGATGAAGAGAGGTGAAAGCAATGAAGAAAAAGATTATCAATAAGAGAGTCAATGGAGATTCTGAAGAGCTGCACGCATTGAAAGGCTTTAAGGTCTTAGCTGTTGGCAACGGAACAATTGGAGAAGAGTGTGCGTTGAGTATCATGCTGATGAACGAGAACAACGTTGCTGTTGATTTAAGCATTACAGATGACGGAGCGTATCTCAGCGAGTTTTACGCACTGACAGAGGACATGATCCCACGCACTTATGATGATTAGAGAGGTGAGAAGAGATGCCAAAATTAAAAATATCTGACAGGGAAAGGCAGAACAGAACACTTATTGCAATCATACAATCAGGCAAGACGATGGAAGACATCAACATGGGAAAACTTTCCAAGCTGACAGGAATCCCGATGAGTACTCTCTACCAGAGATTTGGTATGCCGGAAGATATTCGGCTTGGAGAACTGAGGGAGATCTTGAGGGTACTTAAAATTTCTGAATCAGAAAAAGAACGAATAGGAAGAGAAGTGATTTGAGCGTGGAAGATTGCTGCTACTGCAGATACAGAAATAGCTGCATGGAACGCAGCCGCTGTTATCCATGTACATCCTATAGGAAAGAAGGTGGAAAAAATGAATCAGATCGATATGATCGACATCCAAAGAAGAACAATCCAGATCATTGATATCAAGAGAAAGCCAAGAAGAATTGAACATGATGATAGAGAAGAAAAAAAGTCTGCTGTTATGACAGTAGTTGCGATGGCATTGGTAATCTTCTTAAGTATCGCAACATGGGTTATCTTCGGATATTAAAAAAGAGTGCCATGATAAAGGCGGCAACCTTCAGGCACTCGGCTATAAAACCAACTTAATAATAACATTTCAGAGAGGAGAAAGCAATGGAAGAAAGAACATTAGAGGTAAGTGTAGATAAATTTATAGAGCTGTGCAAGATAGATGCACGCATGGAAACACTTAAAGCTTACATTGAGAAAGCTGAGAAGAAGGGTGGATTCGTTGAACTTGATACTGTGAAACTCATCATTGGGGTGACGAAACATGAGAGTTTATAGAGGCATCGGACCGGAAGAGGGAACAATCGTAACAGAAGAGGAAGCGTTTGATTACGCATTGGAAAGATGTTTGAAAGGAACAGAAGAAGACCAGAGAGAGTTCAAGAAAGAACTTGTAGAGTGGTTCTTCTCCGGGAACTGGATAGACGAAGAAGGGAGTGGATTGTAATGCCACTTGCAAGCTACGAAGAACTTAGAAAAGTAGATATCAAGAAGTACTGCAAGAAAAGAGATGGACTCGATTATCTTAACTGGGCAACATGCATCAACCTTTTGAGAATGCATGGAGCAGACAAGGTTTACTGGGAACCAGTACCGGATCCAGTAACCGGTAGCAGCCTTAGAAAGACAGATGTAGAGTTCTCTGATAAGAACGGAAATAAAAACAGATGTTACGAGACACTGATTAAGGTTGTTATTGATGAGAACACGTACTTCATGCAGACACCTGTCATGAACGGAAGTAATCCGGTAAAGGATAATTCAATGACACAGCAGAGAGTATGGAACAGCATGTGCAGAGCATTTGTAAAGTGTGTAGCTATCCATACTGGACTAGGATTTGATCTGTGGCTGAAAGAAGAGAACCACAACGAACCATTCATTCCGGAAACATTAAAGAAACGTGCATCCGCTGCAAAAATCAAAACAATCAAGCAAATATGTACAAGTCATGGTGTCGATGGCGATGCCTGGGTTGCTGGCAATGGAAAGACTTGGGAAGAACTAACAGAGGAAGAAGCAGCCATGATGCTCAATGCATTGAAACAGAAGTATGGTGATGAGTAATGCGTTTCACTGGAAAACTCAAAGAACCAATTATCGACTTCGTAACGCATCGTCTGACCATTCTATTTGAGCCAAATGAGGACTTTCTCGAAACCTATGAGGAATTGAAAGGCAAAGAGGTTTTAAGCCTTGAAATCAAGCCATACAGGAAGAAAAGAAGCCTTGATGCGAATGGTTACTACTGGGTACTACTCACCAAGCTTGCAAAGGTAATGAACACATCGAATGCAGAGATGCATAACTTGATGCTGATTCACTACGGAGAGCCGGAGATCATTGAAGGAAAGCCGATATACATGACAGTACCGGATACGGAAGATGCGGAAAAGAAAGTGATGCAAGCAACAGAATATCATCTGATGCCAACATCACAAGTAAGGCAAGGTGTAGACGGTGTAATGTACAGGACTTACAAGCTTTTGAGAGGATCGAGCACTTACAACACAGAAGAGATGGCAAGGCTCATTGATGGACTTATCACAAGCTGCAAAGAAGCTGGAATGACGGATGCTGCGATTGCAACACCGGATGAAAAGAGATTGCTGAAAGAAAGGTATGGTGTGGATATTGGCTAAACGATTGAAGAGCGTATTCACAGAAGATATGAACCATTGCTACTTTACTGGTTATCCATATCCACATATTCACCATATCTTCTATGGAAGCAGACGAAAACTATCAGAGAGATACGGATTTGTGATTCCCCTTGCACCGTATCTCCATGAATTTCAAAAGGGGAGTGTACATGACAATCCGAATCACGGTTTGGACTTGGAGCTTAAACAGATGGCTCAACGATATTTCGAAGAGCATATAGGCAGCAGAGAAGAGTTCAGAGAGGTATTCGGAAAGTCTTGGCTATAACTGGTATTAACCTAGCGGATAAGGTTGATATATAAACTCCTAATGGCTGACTGAAACAGTATGTCACAATCCTTAATCAGAGCCATGATGATTCGTCTCCTCGGCTTGTCCGGGGAGAGAAAGGAGAACAATGCAGACTTACGATATTGACATATTAGATTACATCAGAACCGGACATGACAGAGCAATCACGAGAGCTGAATTGTCTGATCTGACCGGTATAGACGATAGAACGATAAGAGACATGATCCATTATGCAAGACGAGATATTCCGATTCTCAATATGCAAGATGGCAGAGGGTACTTCGTTCCAGACATGAACATCTCAGAAGAGAGAATGATGCTGATGAAGTACATCAGACAAGAAGAAAGCCGGCTGAAGAGTATCGGCTGGGCACTAAAAACAGCAAGGCGAACAGCCAAGAATTGCAACATGGAGGTAGACACAGATGAATTCAAACCGAAAAGGGAAAGAGGGAGAAAGAGAGTTAGCAAATCTGCTTAAAGACAGATACGGATATGATTGCCGGAGAGGGCAGCAGTTCTGTGGATCCAATGGAGATGCAGATGTAGTCGGTCTTCCTGGCATCCATATTGAGTGCAAGAGGGTAGAGAAGCTTAACATCTATGAAGCTGTGGAACAGTCCATAAACGATGCGAGAGAGGGCGAAATGCCTACGGTAATGCATCGGAAGAATCACAAGGATTGGCTGGTCACAATGACAATGGAAGATTGGATGAAATTATATGAAAGGCGATTACATAAAGATTAATCGGTCACTTCTCGAGTGGGGGTGGTACAAAGACAAAAACACTTCCAGATTGTTCATACACATGCTTTTAAAAGCGAACTGGAAGGACGGATTTTTCTTAGGAATTGAGATAAAAAGGGGGTCATTCGTATCTTCTTTAGCCAAATTATCTGAAGAAACTAACCTTTCAGTTAGAGAGATAAGAACAGCAATAAAACACCTAGAATCGACAGGCGAAGTGACAAGCAAAAAATATAACAAATTCAGCGTATTTACGGTAAATAATTACTGCTCGTATCAATCGAGTGACACGCAAAGTGACAAGCAACCGACAAGCAACCGACAAGCAAGTGACAAGCAAGTGACAACAATAGAAGAAGGGAAGAAAGGAAGAAAGAAAGAATATATAGATACTAACGTATCTATAAAGCAGCATAGCATTCAATCCATCATCGATGCTTGGAATCAACTAGAGCCTTACGGAATCAAAATGATTTACCGTATCAATCCTGGTTCTAAGAGATATACTTCACTGATTGCCTTGCTTGAGCAATTCGGAGAAGAAAAAGTGATACAAGCTGTTGATAAGGTCAAACAGAGTGATTTCCTTCAGGGAAAGACAGATGCGAGATTCTCACTGAACTTCGATTGGTTCATCAATCCGAATAATTTTGTGAAGGTGCTTGAAGGAAAGTATGATGAACGGCACGATAAGAAACCAGCAACGAAGAACAATAACAACTTTGAGAGAAGACATTACGACATGGATGATCTGGAAAGTAAGTTGCTAGGAAGGTGATTAAGAATGGCAGAAGCAAACAAAGGCTGGGCGGTATGCTCAGTCTGTGGAAAAGAATTTGAGATAGTCGGCAACCGAAAGAAGTGTTGTAGCAAGGCTTGCGGAGAAGAAAGAAGCCGAAGACAGTGTTGTGAGAGAGGAAAGGCAAGATACAGAGCCTTGAGTCCTGAACAGAAAAAGGAACTGGCAATGAAACGAAAGCAAGCCAAACCGAAGAAAGTAAAAGGCGCAATGAAACCGAAGTTTCAAAACGAGCTAGCAAGAGCTGCAGCGGAAGCAAGAAAACATGGAATGAGCTATGGCAAATACGTAGCGAATTGTGAAGGGAGAAGATATGGCTAAGACGATTGATGCAGAAGAATTTCTTTCCTGGCTGAACGAATCAGAGGAAGAATTGAAGAACACGATGGCAGATGAACTGAATCCGGACAGAAAGGACGAAGGGATCCTACTCACAACAGAGACCGTCAGAAAGTATGTCGAGAGCATGTGCAAGATTGACAATGCTGACAGTAAGCGTGGATGGATACCAGTGACAGAAAGACTTCCGGAAGATGAAAGAGATGTACTACTCACACTTGAGTCAACGAACGGTAACGGATACAGAGAGTACAGTGTAGGATGCTACATCCAAGTATTTGACGAGGACACAGAAAAGCACTGGCTTGACAGACAGTATGGATATCTAGAGTGGGATAAATACTCAAACGGACACGGTGGATGCTCACTGTACAGAGTGGCAGCATGGATGCCGATTCCGAATCTGTACAAGGGATAAAGACCATGAACAGACAAGAAAAAGAGGATCAGGCGCAGATTGATTACATGATTCAGTGTTTGAAAGTCGCAAAAGCTGAGTACGATTACACAGCTGATTACATAGCAAAGAAACCAACTGAACAGTTAGAACTGTGGAATTTTCTTGATACACACAGAAGTCCAAACAAAGCATTAATTAAAGACAACTTAAAGAATGTGGCAAGAATGGGATTCCAGCTTGCAAATGAGGTGAAGTGATGGATGGACTAATTGTAAAAAAGAGATGGTTAAATCTTATCCTTAGTGGGAAGAAAACTATTGAAATAAGAGGTAGTAATACCAAGAAAATAGGACAGCCGATCTATTTACTGGAAAGTGGGACAAACCTTGTAAAAGGCACATGTATTATAGACTCTACATATCCAATATCCTGTTCTGATTGGTCTGAGGAAAGAGAAAAACACTGTGTTGACATATCTTATTCAGAGTTGAAGAAAAGGTATAAAAGACCTCATGCGTGGGTACTTAGAAATGTGAAACTGACGGAAGAAGAATGGAAGTACGAACATCCAAAGGGTGCGATTATATGGGTAAAAGATGTAATGCCGGCATATGAACTGCAAACTGGATATATAGACGTAATTTTTAGAAACAATATGTAATTTACAGAAAGGAGTACGGAGCTCCGGCCGGGCAAAGATATATCGGCTCCTTTCGAGAAGATGGAACAAAGAAAAAAGAAACTTAAGTGTGAGATTTATAGAGATTCAATGCAGAATTACAAGAAATATGCAATCCCACCAGCGCAGCTGATTATAGCTGATGTGCCATACAATGTCGGAAGCAACTTCTACGGAAGTAATCCAATGTGGTACGTAGGTGGGGATAACAAAAACGGTGAAAGTAAACTTGCAAAGAAAGCAGCGTTCAATTCAGATTTCAATTTCAATCTATATGAGTATTTCCATTTTTGCTCAAAGATGTTGAAGAAAGAACCTAAGAAAGCCGGCAAGCGTGGCAGAAGTTCTGATGCTCCGTGCATGATTGTATTTTGCAGTTTTGAACAGTTAAGCACACTGATCAACGCAGCTAAGAAACATGGCTTTGTGAATTACATACCGCTTGTATTTGTGAAAAATTACAGCCCACAGGTATTGAAAGCAAATATGCGTGTTGTAGGCGCCACGGAATACGCTTTGGTATTATACCGAGACAAACTTCCAAAATTTAGAAATGGCGCACAGTTTGATGAAAATGGAAAAACGATTCGAGGTACAGGACATATGGTATTTAACTGGTTCAAGTGGGAAAAGGATGGAAAAGATATTCCGAAAATTCATCCGGCTCAAAAGCCAGTGAGATTGTTAGAACAATTGATTCAGACATTTACTGATCCTGGAGATGTAGTTATTGATCCATGTTGCGGTTCTGGAAGCACGTTGAGAGCAGCTAGAAACCTGGGTAGAAGCGCATTCGGTTTTGAAATTGACCGAAATTTCTATGAAAGAGCTAAGAATGAAATGCTGAAAGTTGAAAAAGAGTCGCAGATGAGCCTTGAAGACTTCCCGGAGGTAATGCCGAAATGAAAGATTTGCGTAGGTGGTAAGAAATGAATATTGAATTAAAAGAGATAGACAAAGACACATTGAAAGTTGGAGATTGGATCGGGATTGCAAGAGAAGTAAGCTACGGATGGGGTTTATCATTCCGGCATAGACTGATTTTTCCGGCACAAATTACAAGAATCACTCCAAAGCGAACCAAATTCTTTACGGATAAGTTTGGAGAACATGACAAAAGAGAAGTATTTTATGAGTGTGATAGTGAAGCTGAGAAAGAAACTTTTCTTGCTAAGGCATTTTGTGCTATTAAAAACGGAATATTTGAGTTAACCGAATTGAAAAGAAATAATTACATCGCAAGAATCAGCGATGAAGATTTGCCGGAAGTAGCTGAACACATGGAAGCAATTATGGAAATTATAGAGAAATACAAGGAGTAGCAATGTTTGAAGAATTATATAAATTCATATCCAGATTGCATTACGGGATAAAGTTCATGCCGGAAAAGGATTTTGACGAGCTTTTATCTCGGTGCGACTGGGAGCAAAGGATGTATGCATTGTGCTTTAGATATTTGTAAACGTGGAGAAAAATCATGAAAGCACCTTGACAATTGAATATTGATGGTTGGAATGGTATAATGATACAAAAAATGAAAAGGAATATATCTATATGCAGACAATAATCGAAAAAATAAAAGAGGTTTGTAAAAAACATCCTATTATAATTGTTCTGATAATAGCTATTGTGCTTTTAGTTGGTGCTCCTTTAATTATTCAAGCAATATACCATACGCCAGCACCGTGCGAATTATTAGAAGAAAAAATACCACCAGGGAGCTTGCTGACGTACATAGGATCTGTATTAACGTTCGGTGCAACATTTATGTTAAGCTTGTTAGTGTATCGTTCAAACAAAGAACAATATGAAAGAGCGAGCATTTCTGAGAATAAAGCAATGCTTGTCATTGATAATGATAGCGGTATGAAAACAGATGTGTTAAAATCTAGTAAAAAGGATAAATATGATATTTTTATTAACGTGAAGTTGAAAATATTGTCAAAGGCAATGATTTCCAGAATTCATGTAACGCATTTTTCAGCAAGTGATTTTGATCAACCAAGAGATGATGAACGTCAGTTTTATGCAGACTGTGGTAAAGGAAAAAATGTTACGTTTCAGTATAAGTCAAAGGATACATTAATGATAACATTTTGCTCAACAGACGAAAAACTTCGAAATATTTTATGTACATCAAAAAAACTATCTATTGGTTTTGATATAGTAATAACGTGCGAAGATGTGAAAACGATATTGACTATGAATATGAATTGCACTACATGTGAAATTATCGGAGAACAGACAATTATAGGAAAAATATTCGACATAGAAAATGCAAATTCTGCTTTTTTGGATGCGTACATAGCTTAAGAAGCTTACCAACCATCAATATTCGGTGGTTGGTATTTTTTTACGCTTTTTTAAGGAGAAAGGAACGAATTATGAAATTAACAGGAATAGCAAGAGAAGATTTAGAAGCGAAAGGTTTGGTGTTACCAAATAAACTTGAACTTGAATGCAGAGGAACAGCAATTCCGGACATTTATGCGAGTATAATCGGCAGAAAGAATGTTGATACCGGAGAATTCGAATCATTCTTTAAGATAGACAATAAAAATGGCAACACAGCGGAATTTGACAGATTCCGGGAGAACGTCACATTGTTAGAAAAAGAGCATACCGTCTTTAGTCGAGAAACGATAGAAGATAAGAATGTGATTGACTATTATGTTCCGTATGATATCCAGGAGAGCAGCAAGAATAGACCGACAGTGACGGACGAATTCCCGGAAAACGCTTATCTGACAGAAGGATATTACGAGTGCGAATATGAGCTACTTCTGACTTGCGGAGAGGCAACCAGAAGGCTTGTAATTCCGAAGAGAACAGTCAATGTTCCGATGATTTCATTACTGTCAAACATCGAAGATGAAATCACAGATATTCTCGATGGATTTCCAGACGAGGACAATGATTTCGCCGATGTTTTGGAGTTAGTAGACGAGCATTATGAAATTAAGATGTTTGATGACTGTGGAATTCCGGCAAATATTGAAATCAACCACGCAGATGATTTCGTGAATATGATTGTTTCAGCCAGACAGATCAAGTGTGAATTCAAGTATTCGGAGTGAAAAGATGGGATGTAAGAATTATTGCTGGTATGGAAAGAATGCTTGTTGTCTGGAATGTCAGATAAAAGACCAATGCAATATTCGGTGCGGTGACGAATATGCGGTAGAGTGCCCGTATTATGTGAAGGAGAATAAAGATGAAAATTGTAAAAGGTAAAGAACAGGAATATAAAGACTGGTATGAAAAAAACAGTGATCCATACGGTAGAGCGTGTTTTACATATGCTGAAAGATGGGCTGGAATGATGGAAGAGAAGATAAAAGCATCAGAAGATGATGAAATGAAAGTTATTGTTGATAATGCAAAGCAGCTGAGCTATGAAGCGGATACAGAGGGAATTACAGGATTTATGTACGGAGTAGCTGTCAGTATTCTTTCTCAATGTTGGGAATACGGAGAATGTCTAAGAAAATGGCACAACAAAGATTATGGATATGACGGTGACGGTGTTGTAAATCCGGCGGTCATAACTGTTGGTTGAAAAGGAAAGTAAAGATGAATGGTAAAGACTTTATAGGAGTGCTTGAAGAAGCCAGGCTAAAAATAGAGCTGTCAAATAAACGCATTTTGTTTATGCATCCGGAAGATATCGCAATACTTGATTTGGACAAGGTGAGCAGCAGCGTGTATCTTGTTGAAGAAAGAAGATTGGAACATGGGAAAGTAATAGCGATTACCGATGAAGAATTAAAAAAGATTGTATGGGATGCAATCAAAAACAATAAAGTGAAGTATCACAGAGGAAGAAGGAGATAAAGTGAGAAGAGAATCACTGATTCATAAAATCTTGAGGAAACTCGGTTTTATCAAGGACATTGAGGATGATAGGAAATTGAAAATGGAGATGTGCAAAAGAGCAATAAAGGCAAATGTATGTCCGGAGGATTGCGACATTTGTGCATGGGATACGAAAGGTGGAGTTAGTTATGAGAATCATTAGTCAGAGCGGATTACTGGATGTGCCTTATGAATTAATTGCAATTTCCCCGTATTCAGGAAATAGGGCAACAATCGTTGGATCGTTTCCGGGGAATGACCTCGGCAAAGGAGATAGAATTTATATTTTAGCTAAATATTCCACCGAAGAAAAAGCAATCAAAGCTATGGAAATGTGCAGAGAAAAGTATGCACAGTGTGAAATCAATAAGCATTTGATTCAGAAAGCAGCTGATAATTTAGAAGGTGTATCAATAACTTTTACCGGAGAAGTTAGAAATCAACTTGCAGACAAATATCTATTCCGGTTTCCGGCAGATGATGAGATTTAGAGAGCGAGGAAGAAATGAAAGAGCCAAGCGAAAAGAAAGCGATCATCAAAAAGATGATGAAAGAGGGAAAGACATATAAGCAGATTTCAGAAGAAACTGGACTTTCCTATAGCACTATTAGCATATACGCCGGTCAAATTAGAAGGAAAGAAAGAGAAGTACATAGCTTCAACGGAGACAGACATCTTTGCATGACGTGTAAATACAGAGCATCTGATGCAAGAAAAGGCTGCGACTATATTTTAATCACTGACCATGAACGTGGTTGTGATCCGTCGGAATGTACAAAGTATGAAAAAGGAGTGAGATATCGTGAGATTAAGACCCAAGGTAAAGGCAAGTGAGTTTGCAAGATTCGGATTCAAGCCTTGCCGAGGACTTCCGAAAAGCGCAGAGAGTTACTATCTCTGCGTGAAGAACGGACACAGAGTGATGTTTGTGGACAGTAAGCATTTTACTGAAACTGAGCGGCCGATCAAAGATGCAAGGATACACAAGAATCCAAACTGTAAATTCAGTGACAAGCGGACAGCAACCGAGATTGAGTGCGAATTGGTTGTGAATGGCTTGTTGGAAGAGGTGATGGAATGAAAGAGAGATTAACAACATACCACTGTGGAAAAGCAGTAATTAAAGACAAGAACAAACTGTCAGAAGCTATGGAGAAGTTAGCCGAGTTTGAGGAAAAAGAAAAATGTGGAGAATGGATTGACGCTATCGAACTTGCGAAAATTGCTATTGCGCTGCAAAGTCAGAAGTGGATTCCATGCAGCGAGAGGTTGCCGGAGAAACCAAAGGTCGATTCTTCCGATGGTTACATTGTGCAGAGTAGGCACGTTATACAGCCATTTTCCGCTTATTGGGATGGCAGATGGTGGACAAACGATGATGATTATGTAGTGGACGGAGTGATAGCATGGATGCCACTGCCTAAGAGGTACAAAGGAGAATGATATGAGCAGATTAATTGATGCAGATGAATTTCAAAAACAGATAGTAGGAATGGCAATCTTGAACAATTATCCACCGGACAAAGCTAATGCACTTTGCAAATTGGTAGATAGCCAGCCGACAGCGGTTGATGTGGATAGCGTTGTTAATGAGTTGAAGAGGGAAAAATTTATTGAAAGCGAAACGGTTTTGTCGGATATACATCAAGGATACAATGCCGGGTTAGACAGAGCCATTGAAATTGTCAAGAGAGGTGGAAGAGATGAAAAATAAAGAGCAGACAAATGCTTGTTGCGGTTGCTTCGGAGCTGCGAATGGTGATTGTGATGAGTGCGCTAAGGATTGGAGTGATAAACAGTGAAAAGAAGTACAGACACACGCTGGAGTCCTGCAGAGATCCAGCAGAACCAAAAAGAACATTATGCTGCTATGGCAGAGCATCCACCTGATCGGAAGGCAAGCGAGAAGTTTCACCGGCCGGCATACCAAGCAGGCAATCTGATCAAAGTACAAGGGCAGCAGTTGTGGCATGGAGATGTTACTGGATATATAGCCAGAAAATACAAGATAGGGAGTGATACCATTGGAGACAATGACGAAGGAAAGGCTGGAAGCATACCGGAATAATAAGACAGAGATATTATCCTTGGACTATATTCTTAATAACAGGTGGCAATCAGAAACCATGTTGGGAAATGATGTGATCTTAGATTACAGTAAGGGATATCCAATGCCGCAGAGCATAGTTGGTTTTGACCAAGAAAAATATGAGCGGTTACAAGAACGTGATTTAAAGAGAAAAGAACGTCTGGAAAAGGAATGTGAAGAGGTAGAGCATTATGTTGAAGGAATCAAAGATGCGCAGCTACACAACATCTTCAGGATGTATTATATTGATGGTGTCAATGCAGTGAATCAGACAGAGGTAGCGAAGATGATTCATCTTGAGAGAAGTACGATAAGTAAGAAAATCGACAGATATCTTCAACTTTCACACAAATCACACGAATCACATATATAATAATACTTGAGCCAAAGGCTGAATTCCTGCGGCTCGTCCTTTCTTTATATGAAACCCAAGAAGCACCTGCGCAGGAATGTGCGGGTGTTTTTCTATGTTGAAATAAAATTTACTCTATAAAATAAAGCATGAGGTTGGAAAGGCATCAGAATAATGTTATAATCTTCTCATATACTTATGAGGAGGACGAGTAAGGTGAAAAAATATATGAATGATGTAATTAGCTTTTGGAAAAAACATTGGGGCAGCTTAGTGGCATTTATAATTTTGGAAAGCATAATAGCATTATTTATTGCTAGTTTCGTGCTAGATAAATGTATAACATTGTCAGTAATGAATGAATGGGTGAGCTTGATTGTTGGTATGGTTGCCATGATAATGGGTGTTATTTCATTGTTTTTAAGTTTCTATAACGTTGAACAATCCAATGATGTACAACGTGAGACTGTTGAAATTATGACAAAAGTTAAAGAAGAAATTCAATTGAAATTGAATGAATTACAATTGGATATGAATAAACAGTTTTCAGATATTAAGCATTACAACTATAGCGGTAAGAGCAAAGAACTCGAAAGCGTAGAGAATAGATTAGATGCCAGAAAGTGGGAAAAAATAGATGAATGAATATTTGAATAAATTAAACGTGGGAATGTTTATATGTGATAAATGTGATGAAGAGGAAGGGTTAATTACAGATATAAGAGGAATCAAAGATACTCTATATTTGAACGAAAACAATAAATCTAGTTTTTTATTGCTATGTGACTTTAATTTTATTGAATATGAGATACCGAAAGAAGGAGGGATGATTTCCTTTAGATTTTTTGTAAGAACACTAGGTGGATCTCCATCGTATGAGATGCCATTATTAGTTAGTGAAATGGGGCTAAAGAAAGACAATGAAGGAGTAATGACTCATCGATTCCCAGTTTCAATAAATATTGAAGATTTTGAATTTCCTAGAACTGGAATGTATGCAATAGAAATATATAAAGTTTTAGGAAAAGTGGATACTGTAAAAGAAGAGAAAAATCATGATCTGTATAGAAAAACAGAGAATTTTGTCAGTGCAATATCGATAGATGTAAAGAAAGAATAAATATAAGTTTAGTTACAAAATAATAGGCATCCGGTCAGATGACGGGGTGCTTTTCTAATCCCTAAAACCACGGATCATTAGTCCAGTGGTAGAACATTCGCCTCATAAGCGAAATGTCGTAGGTTCGATTCCTACATGGTCCATGAAATAAACCAGAATTGAAGGTGGTGAAGTGGCGAATGAACAAAATTTAGTTCCATTTACAACAAATCAAAGCCGTGAGGAAGCCGTGAAAAACGGACGTAAGGGCGGGAAAGCAAGTGGAAGGGCAAGACGTAGGAAGGCAGACTTCCGGAAGACGTTGAACCTACTGCTTACTGCGGAAATAGATAATGAAGAATGGAAGCCGGTTTTAGAGTCGCTTGGTGTTGAGTGTACTCTGGAATCGGCTTTGCTTATGGCTCAAATCAAGGAGGCAATGCGGGGAAATACAAAGGCTGCATATTTTGTTGCCCAGTATGCTGGACAGAATGCACAGACTGCTGCGGATGATAAAGAACAGCAACGCAGGACAGAACGGATGGAGGCGGATACAGAAAAGATCCGCAGAAGCTCTGGAAATGCTGAGAATGAGGATGAAGGAGTAGAGATTATAAATGATGCGCCAGAAGAAACAAGTCAGGATATCGGATATAGTGATTCCGAAGTACCTGCCGATATTCAATAACCGAAGTATCAAGCATATCATCCTGACATCTGGTCGTGCCGGGACGAAATCCAGTTATGCAGCTATCAGGTCAGATTATCAACTTGTATCAGATGCCAATGGCTCTGTGGTTGTGCTGCGTAAGCATCATAACAAGCTGCGGAAAACAGTTTACAAGGAGATGCTCCGAGGAATCAACCGTTTGGAGATTCCGAAAAGTAAGTTCCGGATTACAAAGTCTCCAATGGAGATCACTTATAAGAAGTATGGAACAACGATGTATTTTGCCGGATCAGATGGCATTGATGATACGAAAGGTATTATTGATGAGGATAAGCCAATCAAGTTAGTTGTGTTGGATGAGTTGACAGAGTTCTTTGATGATGGTGAGGGAGAGGATGAGTTAAGTAATATCGAAGCTACTTTTGTTCGTGGGAATAAAGGTGGTTTCCAAATGATTTATCTGTATAACCCACCGAAGAATCCGAATGCACCGATTAACCAGTGGTGCAAGAAGATGGAGAAACGTTCCGACTGTGTTCATATCCATACAGATTACAGAGATGTACCTGCTGCCTGGCTGGGACCTGATTTGATTGCTTCGGCCAAGGCAATGGAGGTTGCTGATCCGAAAATGTACAGATGGGTATGGCTTGGAGAATCAGTTGGTGTTGATGAACTGATTTATTATATGTTTGGAGAAAGGCACAGACAGAAAACGGATCCGGATAGAAGATATGACAGAATCTACATTGGCGGTGATTATGGTCAGCAGAATGCAACAACATTTCAGGCATTTGGTCTTGATACTTACAGAAAGAAGTTTCCAGGACTTGGAGAGTATTATCACAGTGGTCGAGAGACTGGAAAACAGAAAAGTCCGTCAGAATATGCGCAGGATCTGGTTGAGTTCATGAATGAGCTGCATGAACAGTATGAGAACCGGATTTTTTATATTTTTCTGGACCCATCTGCCAAAGGTCTGGCGGAAGAGGTGAAGAGAGCTACCAGGAACGGATTGGATTATCAGGTATTTCTGCGGGATGCGGAAAATGATGTGGCTCTGGGAATCAGCCGGGTACAGAAGGTACTGGTATTTGATATCTTGTCGATTTCTCCGAAGCAGGAATATGCGGTGCAGGAGTTTGGAACATACGAGTATGATAAAAAATCCATCGAAAAGGGAAAAGAAGTGCCAGTGAAAGAAAGTGATCACTGCATGGACGCAATCCGTTATGTGGTTATGGGAGCCTGGAGCAAGATCAAACATTGGCTGCCCTTAGATACAGTCGGAGATGACGTGAGTGTAGGCGATATCAGCAGCACGGAGGTGAGAGAAGAGGATGAATATCTTTAATTATTTCAGAAAGAAGGGAATCGATACGGTAGATGCTTCATTCTATCGTAAGATTGATGAGTGGATCAGCTGGTACAATTCCAATGTCCGGCAGTTTACATTTTACAAGGTATATACCGGACGCGGTACAAGTAAACGATGCCGTAGAAAGAGCATGGGAATGGCAAAGAAGCTGTCTGAAGACATTGCAGATCTGCTTCTGAACGAGAGAGTTATGATTACACTGGAAGACGAAGCAACACAGGAATTTGTGCAGAAGGTTCTAGATAATAATCATTTTCTGGTTATGGGAAATGATTACCAGGAACGGAAGGCGTATTCTGGAACAGTGGCGTATATTCCTTATCTGTATAATGCGGTTGTACAGGAAGACGGAACGATATCGGCAGGGGAGATTGGGATCAACTATGTGGATGCCAAGAACATTTATCCGGTCAGTTGGAATAATGGAGAGGTTACGGAGTGTATTTTTACGTTCGTGCATACAGTCCGCCAGAAGAAATACGTGCAGATCCAGTTCCATCGGATTGAAGAAAAGGGAATGTATGTGATTGAGAACAGCGTTCTGGAATGCACAAAAGGCAGTACGGAATGGCGAGAGCTGACAGAACAGGAATGGAAACAGCTGAAACCATTTACAAATCTGGCAGCCAGAACCGAGACCGGATCCACAGAACCACAGTTTGTTATTGACAGACTGAATATCACAAACAATGCAGCTGAGTGCAATCCAATGGGAATTGCGATTTTTGCAAACGCAATCGATACTCTGAAAAAGCTGGACATGGAATTTGATTCTTACTGCAACGAGTTTGATCTTGGAAGAAAAAGAATCTTTGTTGCTCCGGAAATGCTGACGAACGAAGATGGATCTCCAACCTTTGATCCAGATGACAGCGTGTTCTATTCGCTTCCGGAAGATTACGATAAGAACCAGGCTGGTCTGATCAAAGAAGTAGACATGAGTCTTCGGGTAGAGCAGCACAGCAAGGCAATCGAGGATGATCTGAATTATCTGTCTCTGAAATGTGGATTCGGTACAGAAAGATACCGGTTTGATGGGGCAGGAGCAAAGACTGCGACAGAGATCATTTCTGAGAACTCAGATATGTACCGGATGCTGAAAAAGCATGAGACGATTCTGGAAGATGTCCTGGAGCGGCTGATCAGAATCATTATCCGACTCGGGATTGTGACAGGGAACGCACTGGATATAAATACAGATATTGTGATTGCTTTTGACGATTCTATTATCGAGGATAAAGGCGCAGAGCGGCAGCAGGACCGTCAGGATGTCAGCATGGGAGTGATGCGGCATGAAGAATACCGTGCAAAATGGTACGGGGAGACCGTGGAGCAAGCAAGGCAAAATCTACCAGAGCAGAATCAGGTGATGGAATAATATGCGAGATGATTACAAGAATCAGATGGCCAGTAAGATTGCTGGAAGATATCAAGATTTAGAACTTCGGATTATGAAGGATATTGTTCGCCGGATCAAGAAGACTGGAAAGATTACAGGCACAGCAGACTGGCAGATTAACAGATTACTTATTTTGGGTTATTCTTCAGAAGACATTGAAAAGGAAATTAAGAAAACGCTCGATGCTTCTTATCCAGAAATGTTTGAGTTGTATGATAAGGTGATTGATTGGGAATATGTCAGGAATAAGGATATATATGAACAAATCAACGTAGAGCACATACCATTTGACCAGAACGAGCAACTTAAGCAGATCACAGATGCAATTATTGATCAAAGTTTTGCAGATTTGGAAAATATAACAAATTCGCTTGGTTTTTACTTAGATTATGGAGATGGTAAAAAGGTTATAACACCGCTGGCGCAGGTTTATACAAATTATCTTGATTCAGCATGTTTCGATATTGTAACCGGAGCATTCGATTACAACAGTGTGTTGCGTAGAGTTGTGACTCAGCTCACCAATAGCGGACTTCGACAGATCGATTATTCCTCCGGAAGAGCCAATCGGGTTGATGTAGCTGCAAGGAGAGCTGTCATGACCGGCGTTGCAAAGCTTACGAATAAGATAACCGAATATCATATGGAACAGCTTGGTTGTGAATATGTAGAAGTAAGCTGGCATGCAGGGGCAAGACCTTCACATTCTGTATGGCAGGGAAAAGTTTACAAATGGAATAAATAGTACTTGACTTTTCGTGGCTCAATAATTACAATTTAATTGTGGCACAAAAAAGCGAGGTGAATGATATGAGTCCACGAACAGGAAGACCTAAGATAGATAAACCAAAGACAATAGAGGTTAAAGCGAGAATTGATGAAGAAACAAATGAAAAATTGATGAAATATTGTAAAGAAAATCAGTTAAACAGAACCGATGTTGTGAGAATGGGGATTGAAAAGGTTCTTGAACACAAATAGAACGTTGCCACGCTACCAACGAAAACAACGTTCTATCAAACCGAAGGAATCCCTTCATGAAATATTTTAACATGTCTTGGGATTCCTTGCAATGAGAAAGCGAGGAGAAAACAAATGCAGTTACCAGAAACAGTAGAAGTAAAAGGAATGAAAGTTCTTACGACTCGGCAAATAGCTGAAGCGTATGGAGTGTCTAAGGACAAGATAATTTACAATTTTAACTATAATAAAGACAGATATGTTCTTGGAAAACACTATATTGAGGTGTTTGGGGAAGAATTAAGGAGATTGAAAAGGACATGTGAAATTCAAAGCTCCTTCAAATACGCCAAGACATTGTATCTTTGGACAGAGAAAGGTGCATTGCTCCATGCCAAATCTTTGAACACGGATAAGGCGTGGGAAGTATATGATTATCTGGTGGATTTTTACTTCCGAGCAAAGGAAGAACCGAAAGAAACAAAGCCTGTTCCTGTTGATACAGTACCAGTCGTAAGTAGGCAGAAAGATAAGAAGCTTCCACAGATTGACAATCCAATCGGGGTACTTAAGCTGTTGCTTCAGGTAGCAGAAGATAATGGCATTGGAGTGAGTTCCTACCCGTTCAAGACGCTTGAGAGCGTATTGAAAAACGGAAACATCGGTATCAGAACTGGCGTGACGGTCGAAAAGGCATGTTATGAACTGGCGTGGGAGCTGTCTCATGCGTTTATCCACTATCGGAATGGGAATTTGATTAAGAGTCCGCTGGCAAAGGATTACAATGATCAGGCAACACGGTCAGCTGAGTTGATCCTGAAAGTTCTGAATGTAAAAATGAGTCAATTGTAAAAAAACAGTTATTTAAAGAGAGTCTTATTTAAGGCTCTCTTTTGTTGTGGAGGGGGTGATGCGAGCATGGCAGATTATCCAGACTTTGCCAGTAGTACAGGTTATGGGACCGGTGAAGGATTAGGAGGTTGGAACTGCTACCATTGACACGAGTATTATCCGTTTTTTCCTGGCATTTCACAGCGCAACTGGACAGATGAATGGCTGGATGCGAAGAACGAGGAAGAGGCAGAACCTAAGACGTTTGACGGCAGAGAGTATACTCTGTATGAAGCAAAGCAGAGACAGCGTCAGATGGAAACAGCAATGCGAGCACAGCGCGAAAAAGTACAGCTACTGCAACATGGGGGCGCAGATCCGCAGGAAGTAATGCTTATGAAAGCGAAATATCAAGGGCAGCTTAATGAATACGCTAAATTTTCTAAAAAGATGAAACTGGAACAGGAACGTGAGAGAATATATCTTGATATGCGCGGAAGAATAGCAACTAATTCGAAGCAACAGAACTCTATGTTTCCGCCAGAGATGATTCAAAATGCATCAAGTGATATTGCTCAGTATAAGAAATACAAGGAAATTCTGGGAGATTCTATCGGATCACTTGTAAAGTTTGGTCAGTTAAAATATAATGATAGTGAGAAATGGGAAAAGGTTCAAAGCAAATTTTTCACATATCTTGAGATTGGCAAGAAAGATTGGTCTCAAGAGTTCAAGATTAAATCCAAACAAGTATATGATAGATTCAGAGAGCAAGGAGAAGAATTATCAGTTCATGCTTTGAGTCGATTGCCAAGATTGAATAAGCCAGGATATGAAGTGATTCACGAAAAAGATGTTCTCGAGCTGGTAAAAACAAAGCCGAATTATTCTGAAGGAGAAGAAAAAATAATTTGGTTCAGTCCAAGTAAACAGCTTGTAGTTATAAAAAATAAAAACTCTGGTGATATAGTTAGTATTATTCGGAGAAAAAACAAGAAGGAAGGATGGACAGATGCAGGTTTTTAGAAAATATATGAATTATATAAAGGATTTTCTTGAAAATACTCCAGAAGATATATATGAGTTTTCTATTATCCTTGAAGATGCGTTAGTTGATGAGTATGATGCAATGCATGCGGAACAGCCGAGAGCAACTGAAATATTGGCAGAAGAAACCCC